TCCAGCAGCCATCGACGGCCATCCAGTGCGCTCAGTTCTCGCTCTCACTGGCGGCCAGAATACAGGAAAAACAGAATGGTTCAGACGCTTACTACCTCCAAAAATTAAGAAATACTACGCAGAATCAAAGCTAGACTCCGGAAAAGACGATGAGCTTCTCATGTGTCAGAAGCTGATAGTCATGGATGATGAGATGGGCGGAAAGTCAAAACAAGACGAAAAACGCTTCAAAGAACTGACTTCGAAACAAGTCTTCTCACTCAGAGCGCCTTACGCTAGAGCAAATGAAGACTTCAATCGACTTGCGCTCCTTTGCGGAACTTCGAACGATCCTGAAATTGTAAACGACCCGACCGGAAACACGAGAATACTACCGATAGAAGTAGACTTCATCAATCACTCAGCATACAACGAAATTGACAAAGAAGAACTCTTCATGGAATGCGTCAGACTCTACGAAGAGGGCCACGAATGGCAGCTATCGAGAGAAGAACTTCACTCACTCGCTGACGTTTCTACCCACTTCGAGCCGATCGCTTTCGAACAAGAACTGATCAAGAAATTCTTTAAAAAACCGACAGGAGCAGAAGAAACACTCGCTTCTTGGTTCACGGCAACCGAAATTAAAGACACGATTGAGACGAAAACTCGACAGAAAATCATGTCAATGAAACGATTCGGAGGCGAACTTCGACGGCTTTTTGGAGAGCCAGAAATGAAATCTATCAACAATGTCAAAGGGCGAAGATACTATGTGTTACCCTTAGAAGGTAGCGAAAGCCCTGATAATGAGGCACTTCCGTTTTAGGGTAACAGAAGTAACAGATAAATGCAACGAATAGTAATGATTCAAAAATGGTTCATCTAGATACTATACAAAACAGATTCCGTATTAGTCTAATAATAATAGTTACCTGTTACTATTTTATAGATTTACTAGTGATAGCAACGCTTTCGAGGGTAACAGATAGAATTTTTGATCTGATACTCTTCTGTTACCTGTTACCATGATTGAATTAAGGGAATATCAAGAGAGTACAATCGAAACCCTTAAAAAGGGCTTTTCGATGTCTCATTTGCGTCAAGTGCTTTGCCTACCTACTGGAGCGGGCAAGACAGTCATATTTTCAGAGATGGTGAGAAGAGCTACTGAGAAAGGAACTCGCTGCCTGGTAGTGACTGACAGAATTGAGTTATTTGATCAGACTTTTCATGCTCTTGGAAGAATTGGAAATGAGCCTGAGATGATTCGAGCAGAGTCGAAGAATGTTGATGTTGATGCGCTGCTCCATGTTGCTATGGTCGAAACGCTGTCGAGAAGAAAGAAGCTGATCTCTGAGTTGAAGCCTGATTTGATTGTGATTGATGAAGCTCATAAGGGAAACTTCACGAAGATCATCGATGCTTTTCCAGAAGCTTTCGTGATTGGAGCTACTGCGACTCCTGTCGGAAAGCACTTCTTTGAGTACTATACGAACATCGTTCAGCCTATTGACATTCCGGACCTTCAGCAGTTGGGCTTCTTGAGCCAGGTTCGAGCGTATCAGATGCAGGATAAGTTCGATGATTTGAAAACCTCGAGAGGAGACTTCACGGATGAGAGCTTGTTGCTTCACTTTGATAGGACGAACATCTATGCAGGCATGATAGAGAAGTGGAAAGAAAAGAGCTTTGATAGAAAGACGCTTGTCTTCAATTGTAATATCGAACACGCTGAGAAGACTCATCAGAAGTTCCTTGAAGCTGGAATCAACTCGGCAGTCATAACTTCAAACACTGAAAAAGATGAACGAAAAAGAATTTTGGCAGCGTATCGGAGTGGTGATATTGCTGTTCTCAATAATTGCGGCATCCTCACTACTGGTTTTGATGATCCTACTATCGAGACAATAGTCATGAACAGAGCAACGAAGTCTCTGCCTCTATGGCTTCAATGCTGCGGTCGAGGATCTCGAATCTCAGAAGGAAAGGAAGACTTTATGATCTTAGACTTCGGAGGCAACCATGATCGTCATGGCTTATGGAACGAGCCTAGAGAATGGAAGCTCGAGAAGCCGAAGCGAAAGCGAGCTGCTGAGATGGCGGCTCCAGTAAAAGAGTGCAAGTCGTGCGGAGCAATGATGCTGCTCTCTGCTCGTGAATGTCCTATCTGCGGTCATGTTCACGAAGTCAGCAAGCGAGAGAAGTCAGGTGTTCTAGTCGAAGTAGGCATGAAGTCAGAGCTAAAAGGTCGAAGGCTTTCTTCGCTGTCTATTGATGAGCTTATACATTTGCAGCGAGTCAAGAGATTAAAGGCTGCTCTCGTTTGGCGAGTAATAAGATCACGAGGAGAGCAAGAGCTGAAAGAATACGGCTTCAAAATGCAGTACTCTCAAGGCTGGCTTTGGAGACAGAAAAAGGAAATTAATAATTCTAAATTTGTAGACTATGAAATTTAATATCAAAAAATGGAGCAGCTTGAAGATATTCAGCTCGATCCTTTACATCACAGCATGGAGTCTTGGCTTCTTCTTCTTTAGCTGGAAGCTCGTTCTCGTTCTATTCCTATCAGTTTGGGCAACCAATCTCGAGAGGTCAGCGAATAAGTTTGAAGAATAAAATTCACTTTTTTGTTCTAGTATAATATTTTATACTTATATTTGATTATTCAAACTAACACAACGAAAGATGAACTACAAATTCAAAGAAGGAGACATCGTGACATTTCACGACAACGGAGGAGATCCCTACACCGGTAAGATAATCTCGAAAGGAACTGAGCAAGGTTTACCGGTTTACGATCTCGACATCGGTCATTGGTGTTACGAAGACCAAATCAAAGAGGTTCAAGCGTTTATTGCTGTTGATCACATTGTCTGTAAGCAGGTCACAGTGGGAAGTGAAAAGCAGTGCAAGGAAAGTGCCTACAACATCTGCATTGATCAGAAGGTTGATGTGAAGCTTGTTCTCTTGAACGGAAAGACAATGATTTTTGACTATAAAATCCTCAGCGATGCGAAACTTTAAGATCAGAAACTCAAACAAGACCCTAGCTCAAACAGCTAGGATTCAGACAGCTCTCTTCGAGTTAGGCTTCTGTGAAAATGAGAATATGTATCAAATCGGAGACACAATCAAATGAAGAAGATCACGATTCCAGCCTATGAGCTGACGAAGATCACGAGAGACGGATCTGAGAAATGTAAATTAATTTCCTACAACAGATGGGAAGGAACTTACACTGTTAAGTTCAAGAAAGGAGGCTTGATGAATTACTTTCCTCAAGAGCTTCGAGAAGTGTTCGGAGTAGAATTATCAGAAAAAGAAAGAGAATTACTTTCTTAGTATAAAGTTTTATACTATATTTGATTTATTAAACAAACAATAAGAAGATGAAAACAACATTCAACCACAAAGGAATAAACTACGAGCTTGAGTACAAACTTGAGCATAATGAGATCGACATCATTATAGACGGAAAAGATCTTTGCTACGAAGACGAAGATTTGTTTCTTGAGATTTTCGCAGCAAGCGAGTTTCACATCATTGAGCAGCAAGAGTTGGTCAAGGATAATATGAGGCAAGAATACTACGAGAGTCAGCTTCAAGAAGAGTATTTGAACTACGAACTTGATCACGGCTACTAAGGCAAAACCAAACACGATGAACGAGAACAAGTACTTCAAAGCAAAGATGAGCTTTCAGGATTCGAAAGCTACTCAGCACACGATTGAAGTAGTGCACAACTTAGGCGAAGGCGATGACATTCACAGAGCTTTAAAGCTTTGGCTCACTCAAACAGAAGACTACTCTGTCGGAGATTTTTGCGAGTTTGTGATCAGTAAGTCACCGGAAGAATTTATTTGCCTAACAATTCCAGAATGGGATCACTTAATCAAACAAGAATGAGCGAGAACAAACTTCAAGCCGAGTGCTATCAATGGGCTTACAATACCTTTCCTGAAGTGAGAGGTTTGTTGTACCACAATTTCAACAATCCGAAGAACGCAATTCAAGGAGCTCAACTCAAAGCTGTCGGACTTGTCAAAGGTGTTGCCGATCTCACATTTCTGTGGCAAGGTCAAGCGTATTTCTTCGAGCTAAAAACGGAGACAGGAAAGCAGTCAAAGGATCAATTTGAGTGGCAGATGAAAGTGGTCGGGCATGGATTTCCTTATCTCATTGTTAGACGCTTTGAGGATTTCAAGCAGTTGTTTGAAGAAATCATCTACCATGGAAATTGAAGAGGAGAAAGCTCCAGTGATAAGAGCTTACAGCTACAACACATCAACCGAAAACAGAAGAGCAAAAAGAGCTATTCGAAAGGAAGAGAGATACTATCTCACGAAATACACTGAGCTGACAACTGGATTCTTGAAGATGATTTTCGATGAAAAGAGTCGGCTCTCTTATGAGATCCTCTATCAGAATTTCCTTGACTTACATGAAGAGCTTGTCGCTCATTGTGTTGTGGTGAAGAAATTCAGGTGGCTAAAATTCAATCCTGATTTTGTTCCATACGTTTTTAAGCCTCGAGAAAAAAAGTAAAGGTCTCATTCAATTACATCAAGAATCATGAAACTCACGAAAGAGCAAGAAGAATTGGTGATCAGCCTAGAGCCTTTCACCTTATCGAACGGAAATACTTACAAAGTTTGGGGTACTCGATCTTCTCCTCACATGCATCAAGTCGCAAATCTCAACACAGGAGAATCTAGAGAGGTTCCGCACAAGGTTGTCAAGAAGTGGCAGCGAGAAGCTGTTAAATAAATTCATTTCTACCGTCGTAGTATAATATATTATACTATCTTTAACTTAACAAACACAACAACGAAAATGGAAAGCATACTAAAGCGGGCCGATGATATAGTCAACCACCGATCAGAAGAGAAGGCTAGGGACTACGGTCCATTCGAAGAATCCATGCGACGGGCGGCAACTCAAGCTTCTATTCTCACAGGCAAAGACATTACAACAGAAGACTTCTTCAAGTGTATGATTGCTCTTAAATTATCAAGGCTTTCACACGCATACAAAGAGGACACTTATCTCGATTTAGTGGCATACATTGGTGCATTAGACAACTTCAAAAAAGAACACAATGAATAATTTCGAACGCGATTACAGGAAGATATTGAGACAGGTTGTGGTTAATGGCCGAAGATCAGAGAATAGAACCGGGGTAGATACTTTCAAGCTCTTCAATCAGAGTATGACTATTCTACTTGATCAAGGTTTTCCAATTGTAACAGCGAAAAAAGTCTACTTCAGAAAAGCGTTAGCCGAATTTATTTGGATGCTCCGAGGTGAAACTTCCACACAATATTTGAATCAGTGTGATGTGAAATGGTGGAATGACTTTGCTGATGAAAAAGGAGAACTAGGGAAGGTTTACGGCTATCAAATGAGAAGCTTTGGTGGACACTTTGACCAGGTTGAATACGCTCTTGAACAGATTAAAAAAGGTTCCAGGCGCGCGGTTATTTCATTATGGAATCCAAATGATTTAGAAGATCAAGCACTTCCGTGCTGTTTTACACAAATGATATTCTACAGAGATGGCGAGAATCTGAGCATGCATATTACGTTTCGGAGTTCAGACTTGTTCCTTGGGTTGCCTTACGATGTTATGACGAGCGCACTGATGGTGTACTACATGGCAAAAATGGTTAATCTGGTTCCTGACCGCTTGGCTATTACTTTAGTCGACGCCCACGTCTATGAATGTCATAATGAACAAATCAAAAAATATCTTAGCGAGCCTATTAGTTTTCTTCCCGGAATCAGTATAGGAGAAGACTTATCAAAATCAAATCTGGATCCGTACAAAAGCGGTCCGTTCATTAAAGCAAAATTAGTAGTATGAAGCTCACGAAAGAATTTGAGCCTATCAGAGAATGGGCTTATGAGAAAGGAATTACGAGAGAAGGCGATGTAAAGACTCAGCTCATTAAGTTGATGGAAGAGGTCGGTGAACTATCTGAAGCAACATTGAAAGAAGATCAAGCCGAAGTTGTAGATGCAATTGGTGATTGCGTTGTAGTGCTAACCAACCTTGCTACACTTCACGGGCTCAAAATTGAGGATGCAATCAATTCTGCTTATTCAATTATAGAGCAACGAACAGGGGCAATGAGCAACGGAACATTCGTGAAATCAAAGTAATTCATTAATCTTTGTATTTTTGTTGAGTGAACACAGCAGCATCAGAAAAACTTGCTAAAGCCTTTCCAGAAGCCCTTGCTGAGAACTCAGGCAATATCAAAAAAACTTGCAGGCAGCTTGGGGCTTCTCGCAATTGGTATTACAGAAGGTACAACGACGAAAAAGATACCAGCTTCAAAGAGAAGATTGATGAGGTTATTAATACAACTGTTGAAGAACATCTCGACGAAGCAGAAGAGCAGCTTATCAAGTTAGTTCGCAAAGGAAACCTCGGAGCCGTCATCTTCCTCTTAAAAACTAGAGGACAGAAAAGAGGCTACATCGAAACTCAGAACAGAACTCACAGCTTGCCACCTGGAGTAATTCAATTTAATTCAATCGGAGAAGCTCCAGAAGTTCATGCCAACACCATTTCTGACTAGTAAGCTGTTCGACTTGAACATTCAGATTCCAGAAGGAATCGATTTGACTATCAATCAAGGTGGCACTTCGTCTGGAAAAACCTACTGCATTATGCAGGCTCTTTTTATAGTCGGCTACATGAATCCTGGTTCTGTGATCACTGTCATAGGTCAAGACATACCAAACTTGAAAGCCGGAGCTATTCGAGATGCTCAATCGATATTTGAGTCGAGTGAGTTCTGCCATCAGATCATATCTCACTACAATAAGAGCGATAGGATTTATCATTTCTTAAATGGATCAATCATTGAGTTCAAGTCCTACGAGAATGAGCAAGACGCGAAATCTGGAAAGCGTGATTTCAGTTTCTTCAACGAGGTGAATGGTATTCCTTATGAGGTTTTCGAAGCAATCTATTCACGCACCAAAGTTCACACTTGGGTTGACTTCAATCCTTCTTCTACTTTCTGGCTCACGGATAGAAGGTTTGAATCTCGTGAAGGCGTTCGAACAATCAAGTCAACGTATGAACACAATCCGTTTCTTGATGAATCGCTTGTCAAAAAGATTCGAGCTTACAAGCCTACTCCGGAGAATATAGAAGCTGGAACTGCAAACGAATATCGATGGAAGGTTTACGGCCTTGGTGAGTACGCTCCTTTGGAAGGTGCTATCTTTAGCAGATGGAAGAGAGGTACTTTTGATGAGTCTCTTCCTTATGGCTTCGGCTTGGATTGGGGTACTCGCGATCCTTTTGCGTTGATGAAAGTAGCAATCGACTCAAAGAAGCGAATCATCTACGTCAAGCAGATATGCTATCAAGAAGGGCTTGCGATGTCGAATATCAAAAAGATCATGGCTCGGAATGTGACAGACGAACTAGTTGTCGCTGACTCTGCTGATTTGCGTGGACGTATTGATTTAATGGAAGAAGGCTACAACATTTATCCAGCCTACAAGCAAGGTGTCGGAGGCGTTCTTTCTCGTATTCGTGCAATCATGGATTATCTTATCATCATTGAAGATTCACCTGATGTAGAGCGTGAGTTGATCAATTACGTTTGGCTTGATAAGCGTGGAGAAATACCGATTGACAAGTTCAATCATGCTCTCGATGCGATTGCTTATTATTTTACACATATTCGTTTACAAGGAAATACTTAATTTTGCAATATGGCCTCATCATTTAGAAGCTTTCTCAGAGAACTTCGACACCCTTCCAAACAAGTTCAATCATTTTTTTATGAGATAGGCAAGCCGTTTGGATTCAATCGAGTCTCGAACAGCGAAGCAATCAATCAAGGCTTTCTTTCAAATTCAGAATTTTTCTCGATAGTCGACAAGATTGCAAAAGATTGCTCTGCTGTTCCCATTCAAGTTCTTCGAAACGATGAAGAAATTGAAGAAGGTGAATTGTTTGAAGCAATAAACTTCCCAAACTCGGAGCAGAGCAGGCAGCAGCTTTGGTATGAGATTTTTGTTTACTTGCTTTCGACTGGAGATTCTTTTATCTGGAGAGAAAAAGAATCGCTTGGATTTGTTTCCACTTCGATG